GGTTATGCTTTAAGTCCATTTTTCAATAAATTTTAAGGAGAACGCGTGTACAACAGAGACAAAATCATAGCCACGATGCAAGAGATTTACGACGAGTCCAAGACGATTGCGCCTTACGTCTTGATTGCACAACCACGTCGTAACTTGGAAGAAACCGCAGCACAGAATTTTGATGGCTATGATGGCTTGCACATTGACCTGATGGGCTTCTCCCACGGCTTTGTGCATATCGGTGGTGAGAAGGTTGACGTTGCCCGTAACTACTTGATTGAGCAAGCACTGACCTCTGGTGCTAAGTACATGCTGTTCATTGGCGAAGATACCGTCCTGCCTTACGATGGCTTCAAGGTGCTGCATGAAACAGCAGAGAAGAACCCTGACGCAGTGGTCACTGGTGTGTACTACATCAAATGTTCTGACGCAATGATCATGGTACGCAATCAGGATTGGATCACTATTCCCAATGTCGATCCGGGCCAGTTAATTGAGGCTTGGCAGACAGGCATGGATGTGATGATGATTCCTATTTCATTGTTGAAGAAGATGAAAGAAGAAGCACCTGACCTGCCGTTCACCTGTATTGGCAACAACATCAACGATGAGATCCCTTTCATTGGCGAAGACAACTTCTTTGTTCACCGCCTGCACAAGCGCGGCACAAAGCTCCTAGTTAACACCGATGTTCAGTGCCTGCACATGGACTTGGCAAGCGGTATGTACACAGCGCACCCATCCGTAGACCTAAAGAACTATTACACAAACATCAAGCCAACCCGCCCTTTGACGCTGGATGACAAAGAGTTCATTGATCGTCGTTGGGCTGATCGCCTGCCTGAAGGTACTGGTGGCTACAAGTCTGTGATTGAGAAACTGCTAGAAGAAGGCCAGCCTGTCAAGTTCAACATGGGCTGTGGGCGGGACCGTCTGCCCGGCTACCTCGGCGTTGATATGCACAGCGATACCGCAGACATCAAGCAAGACATCATGAAGTTAGATCTGCCAGAGCAGTGCGCTGACGAGATATTTGCCAGCCATGTGATTGAGCATATCCCCCAGCATCGTGCTCCCAAAGTCTTAGAGAAGTGGCTGGCTACGCTGAAGGATGGCGGTATGCTGGTGATGGAAACGCCTGACCTTGCTGGGCTGTGCAAAGACTACTTAGAGCAAGACGGTGCAGACCAGCACATGACGGCAATGTGTATCTATGGCGCTCACGTAGACCGCATTACCCCTGACACGCAGGAAAAGGGTGCCTTGTCTCCACATCTGTGGGGCTACACGCCTAAGTCGTTAGCGGATTTGTGTATATCGGTGGGCTTCAAAGACATTAAAATTCTGCCAGTAGAAGGGCAGCATCCGGGTAAAAACTTTAGATTGGAGGCAGTTAAATGATTTCCTTAGAAGGTTTACAGTCTGGCGTAACCGGTGAAGACCGTGCTATCGCTATTTTGAAGGTAGAGCACAACGGGCAGACGTATGATTGGATGACGTTTGTCCCGCCTGATACTGATTTGGCTACTTATATTGCCGCTTCAGAAACTCGTGTTAAGGCTGAGATTGATGCCAAAGAAGCTGCTTGGACAGCTTTAACACCCAAGACACGTGAGATTGAAGGTATCAACGGTACGGAAACTGTCGCTATTGATAAGTCTGAAATTGTTCGTGCTGACAACCCTGATTACTATGCAAGCCGTAGGGCTGAGTATCCTACGCTTGCAGACCAGTTGGATGCAATGTGGAAGGGTGGAGATGCTATGACGGCAATGGCTGCAAAGATTGCGGCGATTAAGCAGAAGTATCCCAAGCCATGAACTTAGCAAGAGAACATCTTGGAAAGATTATTAGGCTTGATGTTCTGACGGTTGTGACGTTGCCTGCCAACGTGTTCAAACAGGGCGAAATCCTTGTGTTGTTCAACAACACGGACAAGTTCACAACACTGGAGTCTAAGGTAGCAAACAACTACAGATCGGCTATGCCTAAAAACAATAATTTCTTTGAGCTTCCTCCACGGGCGCTGATTAACATTGTGTTTGTTGCCGATGATATTGCGGTTTTAACTATAGGGATGTGATATGAGTGGAATACTTTTAGCATTTGTTGGCGCTTCGTTTGGCGGTGTTGTTGTTTTTGATGGCTCATTTTCAGGAGCGCCAATGGCAGTAGTTGCCTTTGGTGGATGACTAAATGCTTGAAAACGAAACAGATAAAAAACTAGCTGTGCATGAAGCAGTGTGCGCTGAACGATACGGACAGATATGTAAGTCTCTGTCTGATGGTTCTTTACGTATGTCTAAGATTGAATATCTTCTTTATGCAGTGATGGTGGCTGTCTTAATAGGGCCGGGTGCTGCTGCTGAGTTCTTTAAAAAAATAGTAGGAATTTGAAATTGATCCTATCTCCATACTCTTTGCTGCCAATGCTTGTGTAGCTGCAATTAAAGAAGGCTGCGAGCTTTATAAGCAAGCCAAAACTTCCTTCATGGAAGTTAAGAGAACAGTAGATGAAGTTGTAGGAATAGGTAAAGAAGTAAAAGGATTTTGGAGCAAGCTGTTTGGGTCTAAGCCTACACCTATTGCTGTAGTTGCAAACAAAAAGAAGAGAGAACAATTTGTAGCAGTAGATGAAACTCAGGTGATGGTAGACGTAGTTTCCCAACTCACTAAATTTTTTAAACTTCAAGAACAGCTAGCTGCACACATAAGAGAAGAAGAAGAGAAGAGTCAAACTGTTTACGATCCAGAAGCTAACTTAATGGAAGCTGCCCTAAAGAGGGTAATGGCTCAAGATCAGATGGCAGCATTAGAAAAAACCATTAGAGAAACTATGGTGTATCAAAGCCCTCCAGAGATGGGAGCTTTATATAGCAAAGTGTTTGAGATGAGAGATATTATAGGAGCAGAACAAGAAGCAGCTAGGCTAGTGCAGGAAAAGCGTGAAAGAATTAAAAGATGGCAACGTCAAGTAACAGAACAGGACAGACAAAGAAAGCTAGTCTACAGCCTTATGACTCTGGTGCTTATCGGATACCTCTGGATTCTTCTTCTGTCGTTTCACCAATACAAGGGAGTGATGTGATGGGCGCATTGGGCTGGATTGCTGCTGTTATCTTAGTAGCTCTTATGTTACCTTTATTAGCTTGGATGTACCTTGATGTTCTTGTACAGAAACAAGAAGTGAAACAACAAACTGAGCAGATAGAAAGACTTAGAAGAAAGATTGAAAGAAAAGAAAATGACAAAAAGCCTAATACTATTTCTGACAATCTTGTTTATGACAGGGTGCGAAGACCGTTATCGCTATCCGTGCCAAGACCCAAAGAATTGGAACAGTGAAGAATGTAAGCCCCCAATTTGTACAGCAGCAGGCACTTGTCCTGAGATGCTTGTTAAACCAGAAGAGAAACAGTAATGCCAACAATAAGATATAGACAAAATAATCGCCTGACTGCTGATGAGATTGAAGTTAGGGTATGGGCATTTGTTATTATGGTGCTGGTCACCATTCTGCTAGCTTCTATGGGTATGTTTCTTTACTCAGTGAGCTTTGTTACACAACCAATGAATGGCAGTATGGCAGCTATTGATAAAGTATATACCCAACAGATCTCAACAATAATGGTTTTTATCACTGGGGTACTTGGTGGTGTAGCTGGTAGGTCTGGAGTCAAAGCAATTGCCCATGCAAGTGCTAAGGCAGAGGCCACTGATAACGATGAGCCACCCGCACCATGAGCATCCTTAATCCCTACATACTTTTAGCCATCTTGCTGGCTGTTCTAAGCAGTTTTGGAGGGGGTTATTGGAAGGGTGGTTATGACGCTGATCTAAAGCAACAAGCTGAGGTTGCTGCTTTAAATGAGAAGGCTAGAGAGACAGAGAAACAAATGGTAGTTGTAGCCACAACATATGCAGATACATTAAGAAAGTCTAACAAAGATGCTGAAAAGAAAATCACTACTCTTAGGGCTAACATTGCCACTGGTGATTTGCGCCTGTCAATCGCCACCCAAGGCCCCGTATGTCCCTCCTCAGTTGCCTCCATTACCGCCGGAGATAACAGCGGAGAAACACGAACCGAACTTGACAGATCGGTTGCTGAATCTCTTATTGCCATCACAGCCGAAGGCGACACAGCCATAAGAAAGCTTAATGCTTGTATTGAAACCTATAACACTTTAAGGAATATGAAATGAATTTAACAGCCAACTTCTCTTTACATGAGCTTACCAAGTCAGAAACTGCATTAAGACTAAACTTGGACAACACACCTGATGAAGCAGCCATTGCTAGTCTTAAGCTTCTGTGTGAGAAAGTATTACAACCTGTTAGAGATCATTATCAAAAAGGTGTAAAATGTAATAGTGCATTTCGCAGTGCGGAAAGTAACGCAGCAGTCGGAGGATCTCGTACCTCAGATCATTGCAAGGGCCAAGCAGCCGATATAGAAATACCCGGTGTACCTAATGCTGAGCTTGCCCAGTGGATTATGGACAATTTAGAATATACACAGCTTATATTAGAATTTTATACAAGTGGTATTCCTGATAGCGGGTGGGTCCATGTTTCCTATGACCCTAACAATCTTAAAAAACAAGAGTTGACAGCAACCAAACAAAATGGTAAGACGGTGTATTTAAATGGACTTGTTGCTTAGGCGATGTTATAATGTCTCA